ATCCAAACATGAGAACCATACATTTAGTTGAATCTAGGCATTGTGTTTGTCCTCAACACTTTAGAGTCAATATGTTTGGTGACATTAAGAAATTTGAACCTTTAATTATTTAAACAAAAAGAATGGCTAAAATTTTAGTGCTTGCCCCTAGTGGGTTATTTTCTAAAAATTGTGTATCTTTGTGTTATGAAAATAGATACACAACTAAAGACACTAATAGGTATTTACTGTCTTCAAAATACGTTAACTGGTAAAAGGTACATAGGTAGTTCAACTAATATTTATCAAAGAGGCCTTAAACACAGAGCCCAATTGAGAGGTAATAGCCATCCTAATAAGAAATTGCAAAACTCTTATAATAAACATAATGAAAAAGATTTTATTTTTTATGTAGTAGAACTTTGTAATAAAGAAATTTTAATACAAAAAGAGCAATATTACATAGACACTTTTAATCCTGAATATAACTTAATATTACAAGTTGAAAAACATGAGTTAACTGCAGAAAGCAAGTTAAAAATATCAGCAACTTTAAAGGAAAAGTATAAACAAGGGTATAAAAATAAAAGTGAAATTGCTATTGATGTGTACACTAGAAAAGGAGAATATGTTTCTTCATATTTAAGTATGACTTCATGTGCTAAAGAATTAAATGTTAGTTTGTCTAGTGTTAAGAGAATTATAAAAGGGGTAACAAGATATTGTGGAAATTATGTATTTTATAAAAAAGGAGATACAAAAATTAAAACACATATTTTTAAAAAAGAACTACCTAAAGAAATTAAAACAGGTAAGACAGTTAAAATACCTTTACAAATTTCCTTTGAAGGACAAGAATTAAGTTTTAAAAGTGTTTCTGATGCTTCTAAGTATTTTCAAATTCCTAACAGAACTTTTACAAGATGGGTAAAAGAAAAAACACTTATTCAAAAGTTGAATAAGTTAAACAATTAAAAATCAATATATTATGCCAAAAATTTTGATATTGGCTCCTTCTGGATTCGGTAAGTCCACCAGTATAGGACAAATACCTGAATTAGGTATTCAAGGTCTAAACCCTGAAGAAACATTTTTAATCTCAGTAACTTCTAAGCCTTTACCTTTTAAAGGAAGTGGTACAGCATATCCAATATGCCAACCTGGAGATCTAAAATCAGGGAGAAGAATTATCACAGATGATGCTAAAGCAATAGCTGAAATCTTTGGTGCCTTAGTTGCTAGTCCTTACAAGAATATTGTATGGGATGATAGTAATTATGTAATGCAAAATTGGTATATGGCCAATGCTTTAGCTAAAGGTTGGGATGCCCCAAAACAAATTGGTTTTATGATGGGTAAAATCTTTGAAGCTATTGAGAAACTTGATGCTGCAGGAAAGAATATAATCATTCTAGCTCATGGAGACAGTGTTCCTGGTCCTGATGGTAGAATCTATATGAAGTATAAATCAACAGGAAAGATGGTTGATGAGTACTTAACTGTAGAGGGTAAAGTGGATGTTACTCTTATTGGTATTAGTAGATATGATGCTACTGAAAAGAAGGCTGTAAAAGAGTTCTTAACCAATGAAAATGAGCAATACTCTTCTGCTAAATCTCCTATTGGAATGTTTGATAAACAATTCATTCCTAATGATTTAGGTCTAGTAGTTAAACAAATTGCTGAATATTATAATTAAATAAAAACAACTTAAATACAAATATTATGTCTCAAGAGAATGTACAAAATGTTGCTGAAGTAACTGCAACTCAACCATTAAAAATTACTATTAGCTCTGTATTAGGTTTACTGGAGCAAGGTAAAAACAGAAAAGAGATTGCTGAATATTATGGTAAGACTCAAACTGAAATGAATAAATTAGTTTGGTCACACCCAAAGTTAAAAGGTAGAAAAATCAAGAAACAGTATGTAGGTATTGAACTTGAAGATGATACTGAAGATGAAGTAGTTGCTGAAAATACAGCAGTAGAGGTAGTAGAGGTAGTAGAAGAAGTTGCTCAAGTACCTTCTGCTGAATATGTTCATACTCCTTCTCCAGAATTAGCAAATGCTTTCCCTACTGAAGAAGCTCCTGCTACTGAAACTCCATCAACATCTGATTGGAACTAATCTATTAACAAAACAATTAATATTAAACTTTAAAACTTAAAACTATGTCACAATTGCCAGGATACGGATTTGTATCAGATTCAGATGAATCATTGAAAACTAAAAGTGGAGCTAAATTTGGTGGAAACTTTGGAGTAGCTTTCTTAACTAAGTTTGCTTATAGCCCTAATGTAGCTAAAGAAGGTCAAGAGCCAAGAGAAGCTATTGAAATTGAAATCACTATTGGTGACAAGAAAAATGCTGCTTGGATCAATCCTGTTACTAGAGTAGTAGATAAGAATAATGTAGAGATTGCAGATAAGGCTTCTGCTGAATATGTTGCAGGTTTTACTGCTTTAATGGTTCAACAAAATGCTACTGTAACTCACTACTTGAAATCTGTAGGAGTAACTGAAGAAGCTTTGAAAGCTGCTTTCATTAATCCTGTAGTTTCTTTTGCTGACTATGCACAAAGAATTTGTTCTTTATTACCTATGGGTTATGATAAGAGACCTTTAGATTTGTTCTTAGAATTCCAATGGAATATTGGTAAGAAAGCTGATGGAAGTCTTAATGACAAAACTTATCCAACTTTACCTAAGAACATGAAAGGTGGTTACTTTATTGTTCCAGCACAACCTGGAGTTTGGGTTGAGAAAAGAGAAGAAGATGGTAAGTTAACTTATGTTAATTCTAATGGTCAAAAACACCCATTTGAAAGAGATGCTAACTTTATGTCAGGTAACAAAGGTACTCAACAAGTATTAGGTGGAGCAACTGCTGCTGCTTCTCCAATGGGAGCTCCTGCTGCAATAGCTGGGAACCCTAATGGTACATGGTAATAACTAACTAAATCAAATCTCTTCTAAATGAGTCAATATCCATATTATTCAGATAACTTAAATAGGAGAGGTTTTATTAGTAAAGAGAGTATTTTAAATTTAGTTAGCCAAGAAGCTATTTTTGAGTTAGTATTTAAGTTTACTCCTCAAGAATATGATTATGTGGTCTCTCCTTTAAGAAAAGATAAAACTCCAGGATGTTGGTTTAGTTACCATACTAATGGAGTTTTATATTTTATTGATTTTGCTCATACTAGGACTCATAGTGATTGTTTTAATATAATTCAAGATTTCTTTAAGTTTCCTAATTTTTATCTCACTTTAGAATACATTCATAAAACTCTTATACAAGGTAAAGAAGGGTTGGAACTTATAAATGTAAAAGAAGAAGTTAAAAAGGTAACTAAAGAGAAAGTGAAGCTACTAATAGAGGCAAGACAATTCAATGTTGCTGACAGAGATTTTTGGTGGCAATATGAAATTAAAAAGGCCCACTTGATAGAGGATAGAGTATTTCCTGTTCAAAAGTTATTTGCTTTGAATACTAAATCAGGGAGTCATATCATTGATTGTAAAGATATTGCTTACAGTTATAATGATTTTTCTGAATCTAGGAAAAAAGTATATTTTCCTTTAAGAGAAGGTAAGAGGAGGTTCTTAACCAATTGTACTAAGAATGATGTAGGTGGCATTAATTCTTTAGTATCTTATGGCAATGAACTTATTATTACTAAATCTTACAAGGATTATAGAGTATTAAAGAATAATGGTAAAAATGTAGTTTGGTTTCAAAATGAAGGTATGATACCTAAAGATTCTATTTTAGATTCTCTTATAAGACCTTTTAGTTCTATTATTGTTTGGTTTGATAATGACTCTCCAGGAATAATAGCTTCTGAAAAAGTTAAGAATCATATTAATACTTTTGTTTCAGGCAAAGCAAAGAATCTATGGCTTCCTGAAAGGTGCCTTGAACAAGGAATAACAGATCCTTCTGATTGTATAGCTAAGGATAAGCACTTATTTAATCAATTTCTAAAAGATTTTACAAAATGAATTTTAAATTAATTCATCACTCTTGGAAACCTTTGTTAAGTGAGTTCAATACAGATGCTTTTCTACACTTTAAAAATGAAATCCTTCCACAAGAAAAATATTACCCTGAAGCTAATGAAGTCTTCAGGGTTTTTTCTATGCCTGTATCAGAAATTAAGGTTGTACTAATAGGCTCAGAAGAAGCTTCTCCTATAGTACTAGAAGGCCTATTTTTCTTAAAGATGTCTCTAACTTTTGGGGTGTCTACAGACCATAGCATATTCTGGGAACCATTCATTAAAAAGGTTATCTATTTTATTGCTAGGAGTAATCCTTGTATTTGGGTATTACCCACAACTAAATCACAAAGTTATACAGCTAATCTACCTGCTAAAACTATTTATAATGTGATGAGATATGATGATGTTACTATTCAGCATATCCCTATTAATGTAGATTACAATTATGTGTTTAAAGGAATATTTATAAACCATTCTCACATAAATACCTTACTAAAAAAGTTAGGTAAAAAAGAAATCAATTGGTAAAATTTTAAAAAATATTATTATGAGTACTCAACAAGAAAGAGAAATTACTATTTATGCCACTAGAGGTGGTCAAATGAAGAAAATCAACACTGCTGCAACTACTTGGGGAGAATTACAACCTCTTGTAAGAAAT